CCACCATACAAGGCGACTAATCGGCATAGTGCAACAATCCGCATAACTAAAGCCGCCCTGCGTGGTTAAGTAAAGCACTAAGCTGGCATAGTCTCGCTCACGTCCGATGACACTGCCAATGCGTTTCCCAATTCTCCCAGTAGCTTAACGGGTAGTTGCAACACATCCTCCATCACCAGTTTTTTACCGTCAAAGGTTGCTGTTTGCGCAATAGCTGCCACCATTAACCGCATTTCGCTGGCATCTTTACCCGCCGCACGATAAGCATTCTCCATATCCAGCCCTGTTACATCGCGAACCACCACTTCGACCGTGTCAGGGTCGAATGGCAGATTGTTGGTGCTTTGTTTGCGTGTGATCTTCATTTAATTACCATCCCAAATTCGTTTTATAGGTATCCAGCACATCAACACCATCAACTTTATAGGTGTTGTTCATAACATCAAATTCTAAATGTTCCGCTCCATCGATGGTTAGCTTGATGTAAGTCGCGCCATAATCAACAGCCAGTTCAACACCAGACTGCGGTTTGAATCCGCCAAGGGGTACATTCTTAAAGTTAGCAGTAACAACACACACGTAAGGCACTTCTTGCGATACGCCTTGTGCTGTGTGTGTTAGTAATGAGCCACGCAATTGCAGCTGAACCGTCTTGAGTGGGTTAAATAACTTACTCATTACGTCGGGGTGAATGCTGTTCCAAGTCATCTTGCCTTCTAGCTTCTCGAACCCGCTAAACACTTCCATCGCGCCAGCCATACCGAGCACGTTATGATCGGTTGTTTTAGATTTTAGCGTTGGCAATTCCATTTCTGAAATTCGACCAGCTAAGTTATTGCCGTCCATGTAGACGTTTGCGCCATAAAGGCTATTAATTTGTTGTGCCATTATTTAAGACCCTTATACAGGTTAATATCAATAAACGATTGGAAGCTAATGCGTTCTGCTGGTGTTGGTGGCAAGAAGGTAATGTCGAAAGTGAGATGACCCGCCGCCAATTCGGTATTAGGGTTTTTCGCTTTATCAAATGTACAAGAGCCGTCGATTAATGCGCCACGTCCAACCAAGGTGCGCAAGAAAGAATTAACTGTTTCTCGGATGCTGTCCACTACTGCTTGATTAATTGGGCTGTCGATAAACTGCAACATCGCAAGCTCAATACTTTCGTGAATGATGTCGGCTGTGCGGCGTACTGGTAAAAAGTTAGTTACCGCTGTACTGCTCGGATAAGAAGCCGTGCGGTTGCCCCATAAACGCAACCCTGAACCAAAACTATTAAAAATTGAGGTAACACCGTTGCTGTTTAACAAATTGACTTGCGTGTTCGGGTCGTTTACTGCCGCTGTTAAGCTGGTTTCAACGCCAATAATGCCGCCAATCTCGTGATTAGATGGTGACACCCAATAGCCTTCTGCTTGGTCAGTCGAAGCAATCAAACCAGCAACTCGTGGCGACATGCCTTCGATTCGCGTTGCATTCGTAACAGGGTCGTAAACTTTAACGCTTGGGTAAAGCAAATAAGCGCGTTCGCTGCTAGTATTGAAGTTAATCGTACCACTGGCACCGCGTCCAGAGATTACCTGCTCATAAGTGCATCCAATTGGCGCATCAATCAGCGCAATACCACGCTGTCCGTTCGCCTGGTTAATCATTTCGCTAGAAACGGAAGATGAAGTACAGTAGCCAGGGGCAATAATAATTTTGGGGCGGAAGCCAAACAGCGTATAACAATCTTGCGCAATCGCTAAACCAGATCGTTTACCTGTTGTTGAATTATACCCGCCGATGATGTCTGCTGCTGTCACGTTAGCTGGGTTGCCTGCATGTTTAACAGGGTCATAAACGTTCACAACCACAACTAAACCTGCGCCTTGGTCAAAGATACCATCTAGCGCATAAGGAATGGTATAACCAGCCGTAAATGTGCCGAATTGTGCCGCGTCAACGTCTGACATTACCAAAGTGGGGGTATTGATTGCACCAGTTGGAGCTGCACCAACCAATAAAATCACCGCGCTCTTGACCACATTAATAGGGCGAGCGCCCGATGTAACCGCAATGGTTTCAACACCATGTAAATAACTTGCCGCCATTATGCTTGTGCTCCCTTCTTAGTTGATTTAGTTTCTGCTGGTGCTTCAACAGGTGTTAAATAACCGTTCGCTACCAGCGTTTGTACATAGTCACAATCTGGCAAATCAATCGTATTATTTGGGTGCATCTCAAATTCAGCACCGTTAATAGTCACAAATTGCGAATGGCTTCCTGTGAACAAATAAGCGTTCATATTCATATTTATATTCCTGTGTTTGTTGTGATTAATTTAATGGTAGGGTCGGGGTTTGGTTCTGGTGCGAATGTCATTAAGCTGGTCGATACGCTAAGAGCGTACTTCCACCATCCACCTTGTGCATCAACAAAACGTTCTTCTTCAATCGCCAAAGGGTAAATCGCGCCAACATTAGCAGCTTGAAGCGCTTGACGCGCATTATCAAGCAATGTATAAGCGTCGCTATGTTTGTTCGCATCAGGGTAAAGCAAAATCACACTTAATCTCACCTCACGAATTTGATTTTGTACGCCCAGCCCATTTGGCTTGGTAAATCGCGAGCCTTGATATTGCACATAAAAGCCACCACGTGGCATTTTGCTAACCAGCACCGCATCATCGCCGCTTGGCATTACTGCAACTGTGACTGATGGCATCGATGCTTTTAACAAGCTAACGATGTTTTGCTCTAGTGTTAACATCTGGTTCATGAGCGAACTGCCTTGTTAATTGCTTCCTTTACTGTCGCTTCGATACTTAAACGATACGAAACAGGTAAATTGCCTTCTGGTAAGATTGGGCGAGCGGGAATGGTTACTTTTTTGGCATAAATAAACCCACCGCTTCCTCCTTTAAACTTTAAGGCTTTAGCGCCATAACGCTTGCCGATACTGTTTGTGCCAGAATCGAGTGGTTTAGCTGTGATAACCATGCCTTTTTGATGAATAGGGGCATATGCAACAGGCGTTCCAACAATTACCTTGTCGCCTTCTACTTTTGCCATAAAACTTGCCGATAGCAATCCTGTATCACGCAAAGGTTGCCCCTGTCTGAATGCTAGCTTTTTCCATGCGTTGCCGTATGGGTCTATTCCCTGCTTAAACTGGTCGGCAATAACGCCCTCTACTAAATCGTTACCGATATTAAGCAACAGGCGTTTTGATGATAAAGAATTGCCTAGCGTATTAAGTTTGCGCTCAAGTTCGCGGGCATCAATAGCAATATTTATCATAACGGTGTCCAGTCTTGCCCGATACTGGCAGGGTTTAACGGTAAATAAGGGGCATGTTGCTGTTTAAACTTATCGGTGTTATAACGAAGGTTGCGCGGCGTGCTTGCCATGCTTGACGTTTGCGCTGTTGCCGTAACACCAAATTGATCAGGGTCAAAATGAGCAGACTTTAAGAAGCGCATCGCGGCATCATAGCCAGATTGTACCTGGTCGCTCATGGATAGAGCCGAGCCAACCCATAACCAATAACGGGCAATATGCAACGCCTTATCTGTTATCGCACTAGGGTAAACCACCGCAAAGCGATAAAAGGCAAAGCGTGAACCCAACACCCCATCAACCTCCTGCGTAGCTTCATTACAAGCCAACTGCAAGCGGTCGCTATCAATACTAAGCCCTCCCGTTAATTGGGCAAGCTCGGCATTGTCAAAACGATTAATGAGGTCTTGGGCAGTAATCACACTAAACTCACACAGTCAGTTTAATAACAGCGTCAGGGCGCGTTACCAAGTGCAACGGATTTGATTGTGCTTCCAATAAGATGCCACGGTTGCGCTCCATCTCGAAAGCTTTTGCGTACATCGGCAAGCCCATCGTACCCACTGTTTCCATATAGTCCGCTGGTGCAAAATAAGACACGAACAAGTCTTGAACGCCTTCAGGACACAAATAAGCCTCGTTGTCGGCAATGTAGCCACCACGGTAACGAATGAACTCAACGCCACCAAACACGAATGACTGAGTTGTGTCACCACGTACAGCCGCTGCATCTTGTGAATAAATATAAGTGTTAACAATTGACTTGTTAGCAATTAACGCCGCCCAGAACGCTTTACCGCAAAACACTTTATAACCTGTTGGCGCTGCGTTGCCCAATGCTGATTCAGCCAACGTGATAGCCGTAAAAATCTGGCTGCGCACATCAGTTGCTGTTGCTACGCCTGTCAACACTTGTTGCGTCAAGCCAAACTCAGTAAATAGGTTGATTAATGGGATGTTGTCAGCATCTAACACAATGCCCTGTAAAGCAGTAGCGCGTTGATGTTCGTGCGTCATCTCGATCTGATTGCGCAAACGGTTAACCGCGCGGTCGCGAACTAGCGCCAAAGTGTCCATTGAGCTGTTGCCAAATGAGCGACGGCTCTGCAATGAATCTGCAAGGATTGATTCCATTGTTGCAATGCGTGGCGCTTCAAAAGTTTTGCGAGTGCGTTTTTCTTGAGACACTGTGCTTGGTGCTGTACCGCGCGCTGATGTTTGCACTAAACCCAAAGCACCTTCTAACAGTTCGACTGTTGCTGTAGTAGTGGTTACGCCTGATTCAGAAAACAAACCAGCTTTAGCAATGCCATTAGGAATATAAGGCGCTTTATAAATAGCGGCTGTTAATTCCGATAAGCTAAAGCCATCGGTATTGATAATATCGTTAATCAACATGGTTAAACACCTCGTACAATAATAAAGTTAGACGCTAACGACGTGATTGCCGCTGTTTTTTGTGGCGCTGTAATGCCTGCGGCAAAAGTTAGTTTGAGTACGTTAACTTCCGCTTCGCGCACAATCGCCAAGGCTTTTTGTGGTGCACTGGTTGCGTCTGTGTCGTAACCAAGTACCGCAACAGCCGTTTGCTCACCAGTCGATGCCGCTGGATTATGCGCAACGTATTGACCGCTTGATATGACCTTGCCTAATACCGTGCCAGCAACCAACTTGCCAGCACCGATAACAACCGATTCGCGGCTAATCGTGCCGTCGCCTTCGGATAATAAAAACGCTAAAGCGCGTGGGTTTTCAACTTGTGTTGCTGTGCGCATGGTTATGCTCCTTGGTTGTAACGGTTAGCGCCATAAACCTTGCTTGGGTCAAAAGCAGGTTTTTCGGCTGGTTGTGTTGTTGCAGCGAATAGAGCGGCATTGGCTTTAGGCTTTAACGCTTGCATATCAGCAGATACGACTGAAAAAGCCGCGCTATCCATACTTAAATAGGGCTTAATGGCATCTTCGGTTGCTTCTTTGCCGATAGCGGCAAACAAGGCTTTCACTTCGTTAGTGCGAGTTTCTAGCTGTTTGGCTGCAAATTCGGCTTTTAGTGTTGATAATTCCACATTGGTAGCCTCAAGCTGCGCTTTTGTAGCCTCAATCTGCGCTTTTAATGTGGCGTTTTCTTCTTGCAAGGCTTTTACTTCCATGCGGTTATCCTCTTTTTGGGTTAAGTTACGTGAAAAAATCGCTAATGATGTTGCGCTATCAGCGCCCAAAGCAACAACAGAAACCTCGCGGAGTACGGCGTTGCGCATAATGGTGGCGGGATATTCGACCGTTAAACCGTTGACCACCTCGCTTTGACCTTCGATTAACTCCTGTTGCTGATAGTCGTACAAACCAACAGACATCTGCCAACTGATACCAGCTTGCGCTTTTTGGCAGACACGCTGCGCGTCATCATCAATGGCGCTAACCAGCAAACCATTAACCAACACTTTGCCGTCTACCTTGACTGCCTCAGCATTACCGATAACGTGTTTTGTGTCGTGTTCTAATAGGAGCTGTAAGTTAGGCTTAATCGTCATGCTGCCTATGTCGATAATGACATTAGACAACCAACCGTGGTTTTCAATCATCGCGCCAGTGTACGCCACGCCTGAAAAATCGCGGTTAGTGGTGCAGTCTGTTGATTCTGGCGTTAAAGCCACTGATAGATAAATAGGTTTATTCATGGCTATCAGCTTAACGCGCAAGGATTGTGTAGTCTTTTAACCGATGTTAAAAATTGATTGGACGAGATTTTAGGTACAAAAAAGCCCCGTTAAGGGGCTTTAGTCAAACATTACTAGCGCGTCTATTTTCATAGTTTTGATTAATTTTTGCCACTGATTCCTTCATGAATTGCACGAGTGATTTGATTTCTGATTCGTTCAGGGGATTTAGCACGG